CCAGGGTTGAAATTGGCGTTAAAGTCGAATACCTATCAGAACGAATTTTCATATATTGCCCGTTTGAGTTTTTCATTCTGAACTGTCTGGACGAATTAAACGTTGAAGTAACGTCAGTCATTTATTATACGGTGCGAATAAATTCCCATTGAAGTTCTTGACAAATTTTCTCCCAAATTTGATCTTGAACGTAAAGCTTCTCCCGGCTCTTGAGAAGTGGAAAACACTCGAGATACTCGTCAGCGTCGAGTAATTGACACATCTTATATAAAACGTAACTATAAGATAAAAAGTTTTTTCGATTTTTTGGCTTGTGCTTCTCAAACGGTGCTTGGATAGAGTTAAACATGAGGCGCAACTTGTCTTCGAGCTCTTGAGGCATCGTTGGAGGAGTGATACCGCTCAATATTGTAGCAATATATGGAACGTGTTCGTAGTACTTGGCGTAATTTAACTTCTTTAAAAGAGATTTGACTTTCTCGTGTGTAATCTCATGCAATTCTTTTATTTTAATTTTCTTGAATTCTGTTCTTAATTTGGCTATGACTTCTTCTGGAACATTTGTCGATTCCTTCGCTTGGAACTGACTTATCCACTCGTTGAAATGGTTTTCGCGTTTATATGAATACACTATTTGCTTATCATGTTCCTGTTCCTCTTTGAATCCACATTCTTCTCCTAAAATGAATTCGGTTGCACCACATTCACGACACGTCTCCTCACTATGAACTTCATCGAAAACGCGAGTGAACATTTTTCCACATCCTGAACACGGCCTTAGATGATGATCGCTTACTTTCACAAAATTATCGTATGTATTCTCCACCTCGTGAAGATATCTTTTATATATATCCTTTCTCTGAACGCCTTTTCGTGTAGTCACGGTCAAGTTAGCCACCGTCTTGGTTGTGACGGTTTCATCGGCATCCTGTGTATATTCCCGTAAAACAGGCATGCAAGCCAGAAGATAGTCGGCCATTTCCGCTTCCGTCTTGCATTCCCTTAACTTTTCATCGTACCTTGCTTCCATATTATTTATTTTAAAATTAATCTCTTAACTATATTTTCGGTGCTAAATAAAATTTCAGATCTCCTAAATTGGCTATAGTATATCTAAATATAATTGGCATATTGTCATTTGTTGAATCCTGCATGATTTGCACACTCGAGCACATATTCGTTGCCTTTGTGAACAAATTAATATATTTGAGGCTAAACGTATTTCCAGTGCGGTTCACGCTTTCCGGGAACTCCCTGACTGTCTTTTGATCAGCCCAGTCTCCCTTGCAACTCAGTTCGAGTTTTGTCCCGTCGCGAATGATGTCCATTTCCTGTGAGAGATTACTCATATCACGCGCAATTCTCTGAAAATCCGTCGCCTCGAGCGTCGTCACAACGTTCATCTGCACCTCTGGAAGATCCAATATATCCTCGTTGATATCGAGGAGCTTGAGACGAAAACTCGTGGATGATTTCTTCTCTGAATTTTCAATGAAAATATCCATATAGTCGCGGCCGTCGATGCGTATGTACAGAGTGTCCTGTCCTGAAACTGATTTTAGAAGCTTGTAGACGTTGGCCATATTGAGACCTGCCGTAATTGGTGTGGAACAGTCGTACTCCTCGAAGTTCTCTGCGCCGAGTTCCATATGAACGAGGGTCACGCGTGCAGTATCTAGTGTGAGGATATGCACACCTTTTTCTGTAAAATAAATATTCACGTCGTTAATGATGTCTTTAAGAACTTCAAATACGGCCTTTAATGCCGAAGCTTGAATAGTTCGAAAATGCATCTTGAAACTATCATGCGGGTTCACTTTATCTTGCTGTATTTTGCTGATAAGCCTCCATAGGATTCATTGTGATCTTGGCTTCGAGATCGGGTGTTAGGATGGGCTGAAGGGACTCGCCGTACCTGTCGAGATCGAACATCCCTGAGTTTTCAGTACCATCCAAGTTTGTGCACAGACCGTTCGTAGAGTCCCATGATTCAAAATCGGTTGGAATCATTGACACGAGCCACGCCTTGACTTCGGCACCTACACACATTTTACCTTCATTTGTAACCAGGGTGGGAACGCGTGTAATCTGTTTAGATGGCACGCCACTCGTGGTTACATTGTGAAATCGCACCACTTCAATAAGCGCCGGCTGGGACTTTATAAAAGCTATAATCTCCTGTGAGAATTTACACTTATCTGAATAGACCAGGAGAGCCATCTAATGTAGTCGTGTTTTTTTTGACCCCGATTTTAACGAGCGTTGATTTTTTGTTTGGACATAGTATGGAGGATCTGGTTGTTCTGATCCTAATAGCTGTAATTGTGTTTTTGTTTTGGAAGTCTAGTCAGCCGGCGGCCTACGCGGTTGATGATGTCATGAAGGTCGCCCCAGTACAAACCGATATAGTACAGGCGATCATAGAGGGTGTACAGGCCATGAAGCCGAACTTGGCGCCAATAGACACCGTCTTCGTAAATCCCCAAGCCGATGGGACTCACGCGTCTCGAATTTTGTTTTACAATACAAAACAGTTTTTCGGAACCCAGTATGATATTACTTCAAAAGTGAATTCAAATGGATCTGTGAACATTCTCAACATCGCCGAGTCTGCGTCAGTCGAACCTTCTTACGGATACAAGCCCGATGCGTACAAATCATGGAGTGACGTGACTACAAATCTCGGAACGAGGTTGGCAGGGGCTCTTCAGGGATACACAAATAACCCGCCTCAACCAAATCTCCTGTCTATACCAGATGCGTATCAACAAAACATGATAACGACACAAACGAATCTCATGACGCGTTCTTAAATCTTTAACAATTTCATATTAAAATTAGATGAGCCTGTCGGCCAAGCAAGTCGTACAAATTGAACATAAGCGGACAAATTCTAAAAAAGAATACTACAAAGCTTTGCTCGAGCAATTTTGTAGGAAAATTAAAGTGGCCGTCGAGCTCGGGAACAGAGACGCGATTCTCACTGTTCCCACGTTCCTCGTGGGATATCCAAAGTATGACATGGCACAGACGGTCTTGTATATGTCTCGACAGTTACAGAGACTCGGGTACATAGTGAACCTTGTAGGTCCTTTCAATATGCGTGTTCAATGGAACAAGGCTGTTAAATTTGAAACTGAAATTGAACGCGAGGAAATTGACCCGATCACCTACATGCCAAGCCTGGCGAATCTAAAAAAGACGGCTGAAAAAATTCGAGTTTCTAAGAAAAAATAATAGAAAAAACGTGCGACGGGGTTTACGTTAATTAGCCACAAATAAATGCTGAGTACTTACCAGAACAATGGATCTTCTCAATGAATCTGAGCGCCGGTTTACGAAAAAGCTCTGCGACGCCATGATTCCAGTCATGATTGAGGCATTCTGGGAAATATGGCTTGAGGCCAAAAAGGAGTCCCAGGGGCGGGGGACGACGCGCGTGTTCCAGGAGCTCCTTCGGGGTGTCAAGACGTGGAACTCTTCAATTTCCCTCAAAAATACAGATTCGATTGTCAAGAACCAGCCCCTTTTCCCAAACTTGCTGGCAGCCGTGTTCGTCATTCATGTTAAGATATTGAGCGCCATCCGAACAGATAAGAAATCTAAGAAGATTAGCATAAAGCTTCCGGCGAATGACGTGTTTGTTCAACGTTGTTACGAGGCGTGTGCCAAGGATCTTTATGAAAACCCGAGTATTATAGTTGATAACAAATCAGAAGATGAACGCAACAACGACTTGAACGAAAGATTTAATAAGAGAATTTGTTTTGTCATCGAAGACCTCATTCCAACTGCTGAAATTCTCAATACATATCTCCCTCTTCCAGCTGCCGGTGAGAACCTTGATATGGATCACGATGAGGAGGAAGCAGCGGATGAAGACGAAGACGTTCCTGATATTGAAGACGCCATGCCGAGTGAGGAGGTTGATGGAATTCCACAAAATACAGGAAATATGGAATTTGGAAAGACTCCAGGTGGTGTCGACACGGCCGTGACTGTAAACAATTCACTCACACCTCCAAATGTTCCAGGAACGACACCAGCGGCGCCGCAATCAGAAGATCTCTTTTCGGACGCTCCGGCTGAAAAGATTCAAAAGTTAAATCATTCGTAAATTTATATTGAAATAATATCTAAAAGACTAATAGATGGATCAGTACATGCGTGAACCTTTTAGCGCTGCGGCTATAGCCGCCGGTATAGTCGTGGCGTACATTTATTTTAAAGGAAAAATGAATAACGAAGACAAGGTTAAGAATTCGGATTATTTCAAGCCCGCGTTCCTCGTTGGGGCTCTTGTATATTTCATAGTAAGTCAGGGGCAGGGCGACTCGGGGCCAGTTCTCAGAGAACCGTTTTAAAGAAGTAATTCAAAATATAAATATAATGACAACACTCAAAGCGTTTGATGAAATGATGAACCAGTTTCTCGGCGAGCTTGCACAAACCTTCCCCGATGAGCCTACTAAGACGGCGATCGGCTGCGACGATTTTCTAGGTCAGGTCGCCCCTTGGTCGCAGAAGTTGACTGCACATGACGACTCCTTTTTCTGCGAGGAAAATACATTCGTTAAAAATCTGAATCTTCACACAATCTGGAAATCCCCAGAGTGCTCGGAGACGACAAAGCAGGCCATTTGGCAGTATATTCAATCTATGTATATGATCGGAACGACTATGAAGATGTTTCCAGCAGATACCCTGTCGGCTATAGAGGCGGCGGCCGAAAATTGCGCCAAGAACATCAAGAAGAATGAGAGTGGTAATATCGACGAGGCGTCACTCATGGCAGGTATGAACAGTATGCTATCCCAGATGATGAGTGGTGGTGCTCTCGCTGGAATGCTCCCACAGCCACCACGTAACCGTGCTCAGCCACGTCCCGGATCCCGCAAGAAGAAGGGTAATCGCAAGTAATTTTTCTGTATAAATATAAGAATGGATCTGCGGGAAGTTTTCAAAGCCGACTCTCTCCTCGAATTCTGGCCGTCGGCTTCACAGACGGCGCGTGAGCGCGTGACGGCGACAACACGGTTTATAATTTATGCAACGTGTATAGTGTATCTTCTCAACCGCGACGGCCGGGTGTTTATTCTCTCGGCATTTGCTCTAGCCATTCTTTATTATATGTGGATGTCGAATATGATATTTGATGATAAGAATATTCGCCCAACAATTGGCGACGCGCGAACTTCCTCAATTCTACGCCCCGACGTGACGCTTCCCACAGTCGACAACTCCATGGGTAATGTTCTCCTCAGCGACTATGTTGATTTTCCCGACCGTCCTTCTGCCGCATGGTTCCCGAGCGTGCGCGACAAAGTTCAGGCGGCGTGGAGTGAGATCCATCCGTTTGAGCGCCAGCGCGACGCCGAGCGTAATTTTTACACGATGCCTTCCTCCACGATACCAAATGATCAAGCAGGGTTCGCACAAGCCGCGTATGGAAAACCCTTCGCTCCCAAATGCCACGATCAGGGTGGAGCCTCATGCAACCCGGATCGCTTCTACTCCGCGTTCCCAGAACGTGTTCAGATGGAATAAAAATATGCGATTACATTAATATGCCTACGCTCGATACGTCGGCTTTAACTCTCGAGCAGGGTGTGTGGCGTGGACCGGCGCAGGTTGTTCTCGAGGATAAGACGATGGTTGAGAGTGACCTCCGCGAAGAGCCAACGACGGCGTGGAAAAAGGGGTGGTCTGAGCAGCCATACGACTTTCCCAATACATATGTAACCCTCCCACTGCGCGTTCTCGAATGGAATCCCACCAGTACATTCGTCGATGATCAGAACAACAGATTTGCACAGCGTTACTTCTCGAAACAGTAATTAAAAAACTCTAATAGTATATTAATGGATCCACTGGCTCTCGCAGCCATAGTTGGTCTGGTGTTTGCCGGGAAGCAGCTTTCAGAAGCTGATGAAGCGTCGCCCCCGTCAACCACGAAGCCAAGACCCGTCCCGCCCCTCACTCGGCGGGATATCGACCTTATGGCAAATCCCGTCGAACATTCAGCAGATTTCTTTGATTTGAAGAATACAAATCCTGATTTCGGCCGCCGAATTGGCGACTGGCGTCTGAGACCTAAAGACGCCGTTCCGAATTTACAGGACGTGACTCCTACAAATGCACGATTTCCTTACGGTCAGCCAGTTTATGACCTTTATAATCGTCAGTATATAACGAACAAGCAAAACAGTATTTCACCACTTGAGACGCCATTGAATATTGGTCCCGGTCTTGGCGTTGGCCCCGACGTATTGGCAGCGGGTGGTTTCCATGATTACTTCCGTGCTTTACCAGTTAATGTGAATGAAGAGAAGTTGACGACGCTCGAAGGAAGAAATGGACCGAGCAACCCAGTCGTGAAGAATGGAGGAGCCGCCTATATAGGAGATATTACACACGAGGCGGCACAGACAAAGACTGCTTACCGTCAACCGGGGGCGTACGGAGGTGGCGGTCGGGGTGGCGCTCTCGTGGCTCCAGAAGGCCGTCCCGATTTCCTCAAGACCAAGAAACAGACTATTCGGTCGGAGACGGGTCTCAGAACCGATACGCTTTCAGATGGCCCTCCTGTATATAACGTGGCGCAACCATACGCCGTCGGACAGACGTGTTACACGGATACGCAACTCACTCGTTCGAGTGGGTACCGTCAGAAACCAGATCGTGACGGCAATCCTGGTCGTATGAATGTACGCAACGACCCCGTTAATCAGGTGGGATCCGCAACACAGCTTCGTTCAGAGTCCAAACCCGTGCAACCAGGCCCCATGGGCATCACTGGATCCAACAATGGTCGGGGTGTGTTACCACCTATGTACGATGACCCGCTCAATGAACGCAAAGCAAATCCGAACCCGCTTGCCCAGCCTAAATATCTGGATATTGCTATTCAACAACTCGAGAAAAATCCACTCGCCTATTCTCTCGCAGCACCAAAACCCGTTTCAGTTTCTTAGTGAAAAAAATGTAAACTAATTGTAAAATGAGCGGCGGTGTCGTCCAACTCGTTGCTGTGGGACCTCAGGACGCTTGGCTAACCGGCAAGCCCGAGGTGTCTTTTTACCGGTCAAATTACAAACGTTACACCCATTACTCCAACTCCGTGGAGAGACAGGTTATTCAGGGCGCACCCATCGCGGGCGGAATCTCCACCATCCGCTTCGAGAAGAAGGGCGACCTGCTCAGCTACGTGTACTTCACTATTCGCGACAACTCTGGAGCACAGATGGTCAACCCGATTGGACGAAGATTATTGACAAAGTTGAGCTCCTCATTG